AATATAAGCATTACCAATTGCTTGTAAATCAGTGTAAACTTTTTCCATTGTTTTTGTAAATGAATCTTCATCATTTAATGATTCAAGCCAATCACGAACTTCAATCTTTGCTCTTTCAATTCTTCGTCTAGCATTCTCTGCAGTCTTTGCTTCTGCTGCTTCTAACTTAATCATTGTTCTTGGAGATATTTCAAAATCATATCCGAGACCTACAATGTTTTCTACCTTTGCATTAATAGCAGAGTGATTTGCAAATGATGTGTCATATAAACTTGCTAATTCATAAACATTCCATGGTGGTGTAATAACATCAAACAAACCATAACCATTTCTATATACAGTACCTGGATTAATTTCTTTTGACTTTGCTCCACCAATACCGTTGCTCTCTGCCTTTGCATTATCCATATAAGTTTGTGAAACATCCACCTTAGACATGCGTGAAGCACGACGCTTAAAATTATTATCTAAACCAGTTAAAACTTTTAGTTCATCCCAAGACTTATTAAATGGATCTGCCTTTTTAAAAGTATCATCTGGTGCAGGAAGATCATCTGTTCTTGCTCTTAAAATATATTCATTATCTTCTGACATTATTCTTCACTTCCATATTTATTGTGGGTTTGTTGAGCAGCATGCCAAGCACCTAGGTCATTCATAGATGGAATTAATCCTTCTTGTAATCTTTGCTTTTGCTCTGAATATTCTTCTTCTGAAATTCTAGTAAGACCAGGAACAAAGATGCATTGACCATCTCCATCATCGCCATAATAAATTGCTGCTTCTTTAAGTTTTGCGATCTGTCCAATATCGCCTTTCATAGATTCTATGTTTAGAACAGAACCATTTCCATCAGTAAACCACTTACCGTTAGCCTTCTTATAAACATATAGACCCCAATCATAGTGTTTATCGATTACTTTGATTCGAGATTCTCCGACCTGCCCCTTCATTTTTGGCAGATTCTTACGCTTTTTCTTTTGATTTGACAGATCCATAACCATTAGTATACCATATCAAACAGCATTTTGGACTTTGGATTGCCACAATACTTCAGTTAAAACCTGATATTGGTAATTTTGAAACTTTAATGATCTTGTGTCATCTACGATAATCTTATTGGTTCCAGTATAACTCTTATAGATATCAGATGGCTTTACACCATAATAAGATGTGCTTGATAATACAAGTACCCCCTGCCAAATATACGCACTATCCCAGAAATCCCAGTCTAAAGTTAATGGTCCAGAATATTTAACTTTAAACCATGGTCTCTCTGTTATATTTTGTACTTCTTGCAAATTAGTTGACTTATAATGTGAAACTAAATTAACAAGGATTGGACCATTAATTTTAATTGAACCAATATAATTACCAAAATTTAATAAACTTGAAAAAGAAATACCAAGCATAGACCATTCTCTAATTGTAATTGTTGGCTCTTTAACAATATTTCCATTTAAATAAAACCCAATACCATTTTCAATTCTTCCTGTTTTGCCATTAACTGCATATATTTTTGCACGTTTGCCACTAGGATGGTTGGCAACCATAAAAAATTTAATAAGATTATCTTTACTTTCAATCTCAAAAATTTGTGTTGGTGAATATGGGAAAAAGTCTTCGTCATATCTTATGGCTGTTTGCATTGCCATAACTTTATAATTACTTGCTTTTTCAGAATTAATAGGAATTAGCAATCCTCTGTTAATTGCTGGATCATAGTTTCCTCTAATCTGAACTCCAGAATATCTAGTTAGATAAAGATAGGGAGAACTTCCTTTATAAATTGTATATGGATTAGAATTCTTATAGTCATAATATAATCCTGATTTACGATATGAATATAATGGAATTCCAAATCTAGTTCCAATTGGATTTGGTGTCGCATCATTAAATGCCTGTGATGCTAATTGTAATTTCTTTATTTTTGTTTTGTATTGAGTAACTCCCTTTAATTCAAATCTTAAAGTAATAACCACAGAAAGATCATTAAAATCAGCACCCTTTGGTGGATAGATTAACATGTTATCTACTAGTTCATACCTAGTATTAATCCAATCAGATCCTGGATCAATTATGCCATTTTTTGGAGCCTTTTCAGTTTTAACAAAAAATGACCAAGGTTCTGTCGCTCCAGTGTTTGTATATTGAAAAGTAATATAAGATTTTACTAATGAATTGCTTGTATCATATTTATAATTTTTTACCGCTTTATTTTTCAGATCTTCATAATCAATATATCCTGTATATAAATGATTATCTAATGTATTATAATTTCTTTGTATTGGACTTTGATATTCTGACCTTAGTTCATTATATGACCATGTACCAGTAGTTTCTTCTTCTATAAAATTAGATGGTGCTGGATAGTTTAGGTTAAATTGAACAAAATCTAAATCATAATACTGATCGCCTTTTTTATCAGCAACATATTGTGCAAAATATGATAATGGAATATTATCTTCCCAAGAGCCACTAATATCAATATCTAATTGGAATTTTTCAAAGTATATCTCAGGAACAAGGCTATAACTTGCTAAATGATCTTTAGCAAATGTTGATGCAAAAGACGATGGGGTTCCTCCATCAAGAACATACTCCCAAAATGCACCCTGGTCTCCAAAATAAGTATCTCCAGCATCATAGTCTACATATTGACTATACTGATTAAATATATTTTCGTAATTTACTGGAACTCCATATTCATTAAAAAGATTATCCATTTCGGAAAAATTCTTTGGTGTTGAAAAAGCAATTTTATAAATATTTCCATTAAAGGTATTATTAAAATCTTTAAATCCACCGACATATAATTTTAGTGACCCGAGATCGCCAAAAAATGACATAACGTTTGAACCATTTTGATTTGCAAACTCATCTATATTTATTCCAACTAAAAACTCTTCTCCTGCCATTATTCCAACAGAATAATAAATTATTGATTCTTGTCCGTCAAACTTTAAAATATAATTAATTTTATCTTCAAATAATTCAATTGTAAAGGTATTATTTGTTATTGGATTTTCTATTTTAAACAATGTTCTCTTGTCTGAAGTTAATGATGGCACTTTGAATATACCATAAAAACATTTAGTTCCATTTGCTAAAACATTTAGTGAATTAAATAATAAATAACCATCAACATTATTCCATGAGGACGTAGGTTTTAAATTTAAAAATAAAGAGTCTTCATTTTGAATAGTTTTACAATCATTATATAGTTCAGCAACTGATTTAGAATTTAAAATAATTTCTGGCAATTGATGATCTGGAGATGTTAGCATATTATCAACAACACTTAGGTTATCGATAGATGCCTGAGACCATGAACCTAAATCTGGATAATTATAATTATTTGTATAATCAGCAAAGGCGTAGTCAATAAAAGTTGACGTTCCGCTATAAGATGCGTTAATATTTTCTGGTATCTCTACGCCCTGACCATAAACAAATCTTCGTTTTGCAACAATTGTAGAAACTGGATAGCCATACAAAGAAATGCAATCAAGTTCTATTGGAGAAACATCTTCATATGAATAAAAACCTAGCCAATCTTGATCTTTTCCAGCATTATTTAATTTATCTGGAAAGGTTAGATTTGCCGTAATAAAGTCTAAAACAATTACTTCTTCACCATTAATTAACAAACTTGCCGAATTATTGCTAATTCTAAGATGGACAAGCATTGGTCTTGCCCATTCTCCAACATAATGTGAGTCGAAATAGTCATTAATTTTTAATGTAATAAATGGACCATTAACATATAGTCCATCGGTGGAACCTATGGGTCCAAAGAATCTTTTATTAGTATAAGAGTCTGAATTAATTCGTAACCACATCTCAAATGTATACTCATTAAATTTACCAGATTCATTTAAAAATCCATTTCCTGGAACTATAACAGATGGTAAATCATTTGGGGATAAAATAGTAACATTGTTTGCTCCATATACCATAGGAATTCCAGAATTTTTTGCCATCAATGCATTGTCTTTAACCAAATAATATCCAGTTGATTCCTGTAAACCATAGGCATCTGCTGTAATGCCATATGATTGATCTATAGCAATGCTAGATGGAATTGAAACTTTGTCAGATCCCAACGAAAATGAATTAAACTCCTCAGACCATTGACCTAATGTTATTCCATTAACCAAAAAATGATAGTCGTCAGTAGTTTCAGATGATCCAATATAATTAATCTTTAAAATAATTTGTAGTTCGGTATCTTTATTTGGAATATCAAATGTTTCAGAAACAAAGAACCATTGATTATATATAGATGTACTATATGTTTTTATTTTTTCAACAATATTGCCCATAGATGGATTGTAATATTGGTATCCAATATCAATGCTTGAAATATATGGACTTAATGAATAAATATATGCACCTATTGAAAAAGTGGCCATATCTGTATTAAGTGATGTAAAAGATATTAATTCATTACTTACACATTTGATTGTGCCATAGTCTCCTACTACTAAATCTCCAACTAATTCATTGACTATACTTTCTGGAAATGGTTGATCTAATGCGCTACCTACTTGGGCAGTACCGCCAGTAATAGCCCAAGATGTTAAATCTCTATCTGATTCAGCAATTAAAGAAATATAGTCTGCTTTATCATCTAATGCCCATAATGCTATAGGATGTTCAGAGAACACCTTCTCTGCATAAATATTTGATGGGCTTGACATAATGTACTATTTTATCACACGATGCGGGTAAACCATCTTGGTGCTGTATATCTAATACCCTCTTTAATTGGCTTGACACCATGCACAAAATCTGGTGTATCTGGAAAACAAATCAAGTCACCTTCTTGTGGCTTTACATAAATATTTAATTCTGGAAAATATATGTGTCCACCATCATAGTCTTCATTTATATAGATTAATGTAGCAATATCATTTGGCTTAGTTGAGTCAAAATGCTCATGCATTCCGTATCCTTCTTCAAATCTTGCAAGATGAATCTTGCTTTCATCATATGGCTCAAATGGTCCTTCATAATTTTCTACAACAAAACGGTAAACTTCTTTTTGATAACCTTGCAATAAATTCTTAATATTATCATCATTAAAATTTGCATGAAAAGTAAATTCTTTTTCATTATTTCCAAAATCTAAAAATAGACTGTCATTCTTACGTGCATATTCTGCAATTAATCTACAATCTTGGAACGGAACAAATCCTTTAACAATTTTAACAAGATCATTCATAAAAACCTTTTATCTCCCAATCATCCCATTCAACTTCATCATAAGGAGTTCTATTTGCCATCCAAAGTTGTCCCTTTTTACCCATCCAGGCTTCAGATAAAAATAGGTTTCCGTTTACTATCTCGGTAATTCCACGTCTATCTTCTTCTGACTCTTCAAATAAAATTAAATCTCCTGGAGTAGCAACAAACTCTAAACCTAATTTTGGAAATGATATCCTTCCACCAACTTCTGGATTTTGCCAAACTAAATATGAACCAAATGTTCCCGTTGGCTTTTCCATATTAAAATGTGGTTCAGAGTAGGATCCTGGCCTATATCTTGCAATATAATGTTTAGAAAACATTGGTGGATGATACTCTTCAGTCGTTATTCTTTTTACCGCTTCATACATTCCTTTTGAATATTTAGAAAAAATATCTAATATATAATCTGGCATTTCTCCACGAGTATGGATATCAAATCTAGTTCCATCTTCTGCAAACAATCCATCATGTAGTGGATCATGGTCTTCTTTTGTATTAAAATTAATTGTTTTTATATAGTCTTGAACAATTTTTATATCTTCATCAAGTATGAATTTTTCAAATATTTTCATTATTATCCTAACTTAATTTCACAAGAATCTGTTGTGCAGTAGGCTTCGCCCTGTGCTTCAAGGTTATCAATACCATCATAAATTGCAGACCAATCTATCTTCTTAATATTTCCGATATAACTATTGTACTCCTCTTCTGTAATCTGCGTATATGGTTGCTGTGGATAAACAGTATTGCCCATTGGTAAGAACGATACCGCTTTTAACTGGCCCTCATACATATGAAGTGCTGAAGCAACATGCTTTGCCTCTGTTTCCTTATCAAATGACAAGGTTACAGAAACTCCATTATCTGACCAATACTTTTGAGCAGTTGCTGCAAGAGCAATTTTTTCAAATAATGTTACATCCTTTTCGGAACGTGGATGTCCTGATTTAACTGGGAAATATACAACTGATGTATTTGCTGATACAAGATCTTTTTCAATCTTATATCCTGCTGCTTTAAATAAATGAAGCATTGAATCTGTTTCGCCAAAACGAATTGCACGAAGGAAATAATTTCCTCCAGGTCCCCAGTGAACTCCAGGAGTTGCACCAGAAAGAATTGAAACTGATCCAGATGGCTTAACTGTTGTTACACGAATTGATTCACGAACACATAGCCATTCTGAGTACTGTTTGTCATACTTACGAATTGTGTTATATCCTTCATCCATCCATTCACGAACTGCTGGCAAACCTTTTTGGTCTGCAAAAGATGCAATACCAGTTAGAGATGTTCCAATGCGACGATTTCTCTGCATAATACCGTTTGTCTGTTGCCAGTGTGTTGGAAGAAGAGTAACGGTCTTACCATAAAGATATGCAAACTTCAATGTCTTGAGGAAGTCTTCCTTAGACTCATGTCGATTTAGGTGAACTTCTACAAGAGTACAAAGTTCATACGACTCTAATGGCTGCTCCGCACAAGGATTGAAGCCCATAACACGATAATCTTTTCCATCTGCAGGATCTGCTAGACGACCATAGTTACGAGCAACATCAAGCCAAATGAAACCTGGCTCTCCGTTATTAACAATTAGATCAGTATACTTTTCGTAGTCCATTCCAACTGTTGCAGAAATTGAGTTATTTGACATCCAAGCCCATCCTGGATTTTCTGGGTCAAATGAATTTCTATCTGGAAATACTTCTGCATTCTTAAGATTAATAAAATCTTCATCTCCTGCTGCACCCAAAGCAAGAGTTGCTGATCGACGAACATTGCCTGAAACTACACATGTACCAATAAGATTAACAATATCTGTAATAGCACGACTATCTAGACTTTCTCCTGCTCTACCGCCAATAACTTTGTCGATCTGTCTATGTAGTTGAATAAGCGGTGCTGGACCACTAGCAACCCCTCCAAAGCCTTTAATCGGTGCTCCTAGAGGACGGATAAGGTCATAATTGAATTGCTGAATTGACTGATTTGGACGAAGATAAGAATTAAGTAAAAGACGAACAGATTCTACCCAACCTTCACGAGTATCTGGAATATCATAAACCGATGCTGGCTCTGTTGGAATGTAAATCTGAAAATTCTTCTCTTGACCAACGGTATCAAATCCAACACCAATTCCAAGCATTAAAGCATCCATTACCCATGCAAATAAAGCACCTGGATCGTTTTTGTCAAGATCCTTAGTAGATACCATAGCGCAGTTCTGAAGTGCTGCTGAATTACGCTTTTCCATGGTCATTGGTGTTCCAAATGTCCACATACCTCTTCCTGGTGGTGTCCACTTGAGTTCGAACATTCTCTGAAAGGCTTCTTGTGCTGACTTCTGAGCCTTGTAGTCATTCCATGGAAGACGGTTTTCTTTAGCATGATTCTTTTGTACTGAATACATACCCTCGATTACACGTCGACATACCTCAGACCAACGTTCTTTAGTTCCATCATCCTTTATTCTGGAATAGGTTCGAATAAACGTAATCTCTCCTAATGAATTACCACCAGCGTCTATAAAACCGAAAGGCGATTCCTTTGTTTTATACTCATTAATGAACTCATCTGGTAGACGAAAACTAAAAAAATCTGACATGTGTTTCTCCTAATTAAAAACTGTAATAACTAAAGTATAGCAGAGTTTTTAAAAAAGCAAAACTCTCAATCTTTAGTTTAGATTTATTTGGAATAATGTTTAACTAAATCCATATGCTGTTTTATTATATCATCTTTATATAATTCAATACTTGTCATAAATTTGTTATCACCAAAATAAACTAAGTTATCACTAGTATCAAAGTACAGCAAATTATTATATCTATTATGTTCTTTAAACCAATTAACTAATTGTTTATTTGGATAATTTGGAGCATTTACCAAAAAAACATAAGGGATCCCATCTACCTTATTGTTCATAGCAATTACACCAGATATAGATGGCTTAAGTTCTTCTGGCATATCATTTGTTAACCAAATACAACTAAAAATCTGACAAGGTTTAATTGGTCTTTCATTATGAATAGAACATGATCCTTCGGGGTTAATGGTTAAAAACATACAGCCATTGCCTGGTGATAAAACCTGACCTTTAATGTTAGCATGTAACCATCCGTCACAGCATTTTGTACATTCCCCACATTTTTTAACCATAATTAATTAAAACTCATAGTTCTTATTTGCTTTGGCTTACATCTTAGACAAAATTGTTTAGATGCATTTGAGTATGGACATTTTTTTATATCTAATTTATGACCCAAAATAAAACAAAGTATTCTATTGATCATAGGATAATCCAGTTTTTTGGAAGTTCCTCTCCTATAGATGGTTTAATGTCATAGGCAATTGTAATACGTGGAACTTCATCATACCAGTCATCCCTTCCATGTGGATGTCCAGTTTCAGACACAATTGCTCTATTGTTTTTATTAATATTTTCAAATAAATCTATGCCATTAATTTTATACCAAGTTGATGATGGTTCAGCATTTACACAATAGTATCCATGAAAGAATGGAGCCCCTTCTCCAGCCATATGGTCATGAAAATTTTGTTCATTTTTTAATGGAGACACGCCAGTTTCATTTTCAGTTTTATAATCTAAGTTATACCAACCATGAATAATGTATTGTTGTGCATCGTAATCAATACTATAATATTCGCATGCCTGTTTAGTTAAATTTCTTAACTCACGATGAAGATCACGAAGAGCATCATTTCCAAAGTATTCTTTATCAAATATATTATAATAATCACCTAGTTGTGTTGTGGGACCATTAAATTTATTATATTTGTCCAATTCTTCTTTTGGAAATCCAGGAATTTGATTAGATAAAATCTCATCTTGCTTAAACATTAAAAAATCAACAAGTTTTTCTAAATCATTTTCCATAATAATATCAAAAAATTTATGTGATGGTTTCATTGCTATCATACTAATGGAATCCAATGCTGTTCTTGATCTTTAGCAAACTTAATTAGATTTTTTAATGGAACTAAATCATACGCAATTGTAATTCTTGGACCGTCCCAATCCCAATCTGCCATAGCATGTGGATGTCCCATTTCTGATAAAATTGCTCTATTATTTTTATTATGATTTTCAACTTCTTTATCAAAAACTCTATAATGTGTTATTGAAGGTTCTGCACTAACACAATAGTATCCATGAAATTCTGGAGCACCCCATGGACCATGATCATGCCAATCTAACTTACCCTTTTTAGTATGGTTAATATTAAACCATCCCTGAACCATATACTGAGTTTCTTTAAAATCAACTCCGTAATATTCACATGCTTCAAGGGCCATTTCTCTAATAGCACTATACAAATTATAAATACCTTCTGAATGAAACTGAAAAACATTGTATTGTCTCCATTTCATAGTAGAGACACTATTAGATGTTTTCCACACTTCATTATCTCCAACAGGAGTTACTCCTATTAATTTGGCATTTTCAATTAGTTCATATCTTTTTTCAAGTTCATTTGTTAGTATTTGCAAATCATTATTTAAAAATCTTTCAAAAAATTTATGCGGTTGCGGTGATCTACTAACACTTTGTGGGATATATTGATTATTATTCATATCCATAAAATACTCCATTCAGTCTATTTTATAAGTATAGCATATAAAAAAAGAACCCCCTATTTCTAGAGGGTCCTATTTATTTTTATATTAATTTAATTTTTCATCATATCCGTCATGTGTTAGTGTTTTTTCAGTAAAGAATACATCATAAGGTTCGCAATTAATACCTATTACATTATTTGAATATGAGATTTTTTCTAGTGCCAATATATTTGTCCAAGTATTAGATTCTGTACTCCATACTAAATCTGATTCGAGCAAATCTTCAGCAAAACGCATTCTGACTTCCCCATCTCTATTTGTAAGCAATAGGTGGCTTCCAGAGAATCCATCTCCATTAACGCTTACGAAAACTGGTGCTGTGTACTCAGTTACCGATGTAACTGTTGTTTCTACAATTTCTAATGAATTTAAATCATTATTTGCAATCCAATTCATAACATTTTCTTTAGTAAAGTTTGTTTCAAGTCCAGGAATAATTGCAGACTTCAAGGTATCTCCTACCTGAATCTCTACTGATTCCTTAAGCGATCCATCTGCCATTACAACCTTTGTACTTGGAGATAAAGATCCCTTAAAGTAAGGCGCAAAGGCAAATGGCGAGAAACCAAATACTGAAAATGGTGAGAAACCAAATACACTAAATGGCGAGAAACCAAATACACCAAACGGTGAGAAGCCAAAGACACCAAACGGTGAGAAACCAAAGACACCAAATGGTGAGAAACTAAACACAGAAAATGGCGTAAATGAAAATGCCGATGTAATTGATGCAGATGGAGACGATGTTGCGCTACCATTGGCATTATCAGCACGGACTGTATATGTCTGTGCTGTTCCAGATTCTTGTGCAACAACTACTGATGTACTTGTTGTATTTCCTGATTTACCATCAGAAGATGCCCAGTAGTAGTTTGTAATTGCAGAACCACCATTTGCTGGTGCTGACCAAGAGACAGTATCATTTGCAGTATTTGCTGATCCTTGTGCTGCAGATCCACCAACTGCTGCAGTTGTTACCGTTGGTGCAGATGGTGCTGCAGGTGCAGTTGTTGCTGTAACTGATGAAGACGCAGATGAATATGCTGAATCTCCATTTGCATTAGTTGCTTTTACTGTAAATGTATAGGAAGTTGCAGATGCTAAACCAGTAACAGATATTGGGCTAGATGCTCCAGTTCCAGTATGTGCACCACTTGAAAGAGCGGTATAGCCAGTAATAGCCTTTCCACCTGTTGCTCCTGCAGTAAATGCTACAGTTACTAAACCATTATTATATGCACGTCCAGAAGGAGTATTTGTTACTGCTCCAATTGTAGGTGCTTGTGGAACGGTAGTTGCTGTAATCTGATTAGATGCCGAAGAAGCATCGCCAGTTCCATAAGAGTTTGTACCAGTTACTTTGAATGTATAGTTAGTACCTGATGCCAAACCAGTAACTGTAATAGGAGAAGATGCGCCAGATGCAGTTTTTGATGGATCTTCTACAGCGGTAACTGTATAAGATGTTGCTGCATTTGGACCTGCAGCAGTAAATGTAACTGTAGCAGCACCATCATTGTATGCACGTCCTGTTCCAACATCTGTTGCTGTTCCAATTGTAGGGGCATACGGCTTTAAGAAATCGTTTGCACCCTGTGATAGTTTTCCTACCTTTTTATTTACTGCCATAGTCTATCTCCTTAGTTATATTAATTATGCTGATAGGTCTCCGTATACAACCCATGTATCTGTTGCTCTCTTGAAAAGAGTTGCTCCAGACCATTGTGTACGAAGTTTCAATCCTGGTGTTGCATTAACTGTTACGCCTGCTGCTCCAGCAATTGTAATTTGTCCTGCTCCAGTTTGTAAGATGTCAATTGAAGTTCCTACTGGGAATGCAACTGTAGCATTTGTAGGAATTGTTAATGTAACACCAGTTGCTGATGAAATCTCAATCAAAGAATCTCTTTCAGTAAGAGCAGAAAGTGTATATCCTGCTGACTTTTGTGAAATTGGTGTACGTGAAGGTACACCTTCCTTTGTCTGTGTACCGTCTGTAAATGCTACACCAGATGATGAAACTGTAACAGTTCCTGTAAAAGTTGGTGATGCAATTGGTGACTTTGAATCAATTTGTGTCTGAATTGCAGATGTAACACCATCTAAATAACCTAATTCTGTATTTGAAACAGAGCCTACTGTTAGAGAAGATGCTGTCAATCCGCCAACTGCAAGATCGTCAAGTGATCCTTGTGAAAAATTAACAGTTGTTGTTGGTTCATCTGTAACACCCTTGAAAAGTTTCCACTTATTATCGGATGCATCACGAACAAGACCTGAGTGCTGATATGTTCCATTATCAAATGATGATACAAAACCAAGGTCTACAAGATTTGCAGAGTTTCCTTCACCAATATAAATCATTGGATCAGAAACTACAAGGTCTTGTGTATCAACTGTGGTAGTAGTTCCCTGAACAGTTAAGTTACCAGAAAGAATCAAATCAGCAGCATTGACAGTTCCTGTAAATGTAGGTCCAGCAAGTGGAGCCTTTGCATTTAACTGTGTTTGAATTGCTGATGTTACGCCATCTACATATCCAATTTCAGTTGCTGATACGTTTCCGATTGAAGTTGTTGAAGGAAGTACTACTGTTCCCGTAAATGTTGGTCCTGCTAAAGGTGCCTTTGCAGCAAGATCATCTGTTAAATTAGTGATATCTTGCTGTGAATGTGAGTGACTTGTTGCAGCCTTTCCATCAATCTGTGTTTGAATAGCAGATGTAACTCCATCTAGGTATCCAATTTCAGTATCAGAAACTCCTGTTACTTTGTCTTGCTTTAGTGCAAGAGCATCATCTACATCTGCTGTAAGAGCAAGTGCTGAAGTATCAGCAATTCCGTGTATAGATGTTGTATCAGATGAGTGTGCAGATACTGCGTTGTCTGCATAAGTCTTTGTAGCAAGTGCTGTTGTGTCAGCAATACCGTGTACAGATGTTGTATCTAAATTATGTACTCCTACTGCATCATCTGCATAGGTATTTGCACCTGCAATATCTGATTGAGTTGCAAGATCTGCGGTATCAGCAATACCGTGAACATCTGTAGTTGCTGCATTATGTACTGTAACTGCATTATCTGCAAAACCTTCTGCATTATCTTGTGCAGTAGAAACATCTGTTAGAGTTGCAAGAACAGAAGTATCTACAATTCCGTGTACATTTGTTGTATCTGCAGTATGTGTTGAAACAGCACTATCTGCATATTGTTTAGTTGCTAATGCTGATGTATCTGCAATACCATGAACATTAGTTACATCTGCCTCATGTGCAGATACTGCTGCACCTGCTGCATTTGTTGCTGCGGTATCTGCATAATCCATTGTAGCCAAGTCTGCAGTATTTGCAATACCATGAACACTAGTAGTTGCGCCTACGTGATTATCTACTGCATCATCTACATATAATTTAGATGCCATTGTATTAATGAAATTTGGGTCATCACCAATTGCTGCTGCTAATTCATTAAGAGTATCTAGGAGTGCAGGTGCTCCATCAATTACTGCAGCAAGATCGTCTGCTGATGCGTAGTAAACTAGGTCTACCCATGGATTAACGCCATCACCAATCTTAAACTTACCTGTATCAGTTTCAAAACCAATTTCTCCCGCTGCTAGAGTTGGTCCATCGCCATTATTTACAGAGATCCACTGCGCTGCTGTGCCTCTGCGTTGCTGCATTCTTGTTGCCATATTTAGTTACTCCTTATATGGGGGTTGCCCATTATTGTCCAATTATAACATCAATTTTAATTGAAGTTATCTATTGCTATACCGCCATCATAGGTTTCGCTAAATGATGCAGTATTATAAAATCCACCCTCTATCAATACACCTGGCTCGTTATACATTCCTCCAGAAAGAAACATACTAACAATTAATCCATTACCACCAATAGATGTATCGTGAATGTGATCTTGTAATATTTCTGAATCTGCCAAGGTAGCAATAGCAATCCATGCAGAATTGTAATATACATGAACTCTTTCTGTTACCTCGTCAAACCAAAACTGACCTTCTGTTGGTGAAGAAGGAGCAGTTGATGAAACTGTCATAGATGATGAAACTAGTGCATCAACATAAGATTTAGTTGTGGCATGGTTACTTAGTGTAGGTTCTGCTACTACTACTGTACCTCCAAAACTACCGCCATTACTAACGACTAGCCCATTTTTGACCTTAAAGTCCTTATCTACTGTTGCCATTTACTGCTCCTTCTACCAATTTAATTTTTTGTTATGCTAACAATGTACCTACAACAGTAACTGTTGAGTTATTATTAACAGTTAAGACACGAAGTCTTACGTCAGAACCACTAACATCTGCAGAAATTGTCATTGCAGATCCATTGGTACCAACCATTGCATATTCTGTGATAGCAATATTATCTGATGTATCAAGAGTTAATAGAACTTCTGCTACATCTGTATGTGTTCCATAAGCAGTCTTAACTAAAAACTTTGCAGTTCTATAATCAGCCTTTGCCCATGAATATGCTGTAATTTCTGAAGCAGTTGCAACTTCTGTAGTTGATGCAACTTGCTTTGCAACTGAA